GATAGTCCCGCAGAGTGGAGCAAGATCAAAAAACAGCTAAACGAAACCTTTACCGATGAAAATTGCCAGGCGGTTCGCGCGTTTGTTTGGCAACATCTTCAGGAAATAATCACCTATGCGGAATGGCTTACCGACCTCGTGACCGATGAGGCGGGCGAGGGGATGGGAAACCGCTACTCATTCCTTGAGGCCATTCTCTTCTCCGCCTTCCTCAGAGTTTTTCAAGACAAGCTACCTGATGAGGCCGAGGCTCGCGAGTTCTTGCGCCGTGTCTATAAATCCAAGGCTCCGGAGCAACACGACGATGAGAGCGACATCATGCTCGCTCGCGTATTCTCCGAGGTTGTTCGCCTCGATGGTGACTACAAAAAACAAGAAACTATCGGCGATATTCTGCGAGTAATAAAAGAAAAACGATTGCCCGATTCAACCGTTCGTGCCGAAGAAAACGAACTTAGGCCATATATAAAAACCGCGAGATTCTACGGGCTCGCAATCACGAAACACGGCCTAGCCGTTGCACCACGGAATCCGAAGCTCGCCGAAATGCTGGGATCTAAAGAATACCTTGTCATGCTTGCGCGCCATTCCCGCGCTGAAAAATCAAAGCAGGTAATTGGAACCTTTAATGCACGATGTCTCATTTTGAACACTGACGTCATCGTGTCTGACGAGGTTCCATTTTGACGGGGAGGGGAAAGGATATGAATGACAATCTTATCAAGAAAAGCCGACCGGTTTTTATTGGCGGGAAACGGTGCGAGTCACTAAGAAAAGGGCTTGAGGAAATCAATAGCCTTTTACCCAAGGCTAAACGTATTTCCTACGATACGCTTTACCGCGCGTTGAAAGCCCGCAAAAAAGAGATTCAAGGAATATCGGTCGGTTTTGAAGCTGAGAAAAAGATAGAAGAGAAAAAAGCCTACGAGCCGAATAAGCATAGGCGGTTATTAAGTAAGATCGAAGACCATGGCGTGGGGTTCGTATCATGATTTGCGCATATTGCGGAAAGGAACACGAGCAAGGAATCACGGTAACGATACCAGGGCTCTCGTTGAGTTTTTGCAATACCGAATGTTATTCGAAAGCTTGGGAAAATAAGGACGTGATTGAAAGTCTGAATAAACGAATGAAGGAACTATCGAAGGAGAAATGCCATGCGTGACTATGTCGCCAGAATAGTTTTTATACTCATTTCGATTCTAGCCGTCGTCGTACTCTCGGGACGATGCAACGTGTTCATGATTAAACAGCAGATGAAGTCGATGGATTCCATGCCCGTAGCTGCACCGCCCGTGGCCACGGTTTACGAGCAAGCCTCGGCCGCCTCTGGGTGCCCGGTAAAAATTATTAAAGGTTTATCATTCGCGGAGTCCTCGGGCGGAAAAAACCTGAAGCATGCCGACCCGCTTGTCAAAGGCGAGTTTGGCTTAAACGAGCGATTCCATGCTGAACGTGCCAAAAAGTTTGGCGAGTATGACCCCGAGGATCGGCTAGAGGCCGCAACGCTCACCGGGAAAATGTATTGCGATAACCTCGCATTTTTTGGTGATGAGGATAAGGCGATCTCGGCCCATAGAAAAGGGCGCCATTGGGTAATCGAGAATGGGCTCGCGGTAGCGTATGTTGCCAGAGTTAAAGAAAACTTTTGAAAGGAGATTTTATGTTTGAAGCTGAGACGAAAGTATTTTTTATCGCACTAGGTATTATGGCGGGGTTTTCAATTCTTGGTATTTGGAAGTTGATTGAACTTGCCATATCGGTTGTCCAGCATTTTCATTTCATTTGGTCGTAAGGCGTTTTGAAATGACAGAAAAACAAAAAGCTACCGCGTGGGATACCCTCAAGCTCGGACTATCAAGGATGATTTCAGACCAGTCAAAGTCGTCCGAATGCCGCGAGATGTCCGCAGAGTTTCTTTCGATGATGACGGAATTAGAACTCACGGTTGAAAATGGAAGGAGATAATTCGATGAAAGAAGATGAATTACGAAAACATGCGACTTGCTCAAAGTGTGGCAATAAAATCGGGCATACCGGTATTCCTCTTTTCTGGACTGTCAGTATTAATCGTCACGGAATTAAGCTTGAAGCGTTAAGAAGAAGCGCCGGTTTATACATGATGCTTGGAAGTCCAGAACTTGCTCGCGCTATGGGAACAAACGAAGAAATGACTGAGCCTGCAATGGATACGGTTAATATTACGTTATGCGAGGAATGCGCACTCCCAATAATGGGATTGATTGAATCCTGTAAAATGGAAGAGCGCTCAGTTATCGAGGATCATAAATGACCGCGAAACAAGTAACTAGGGCTTTGACATGCTCTCCGAACGCTCCTTTTTACTTTCGCCGATATATCGTGGTTCCAAATGTTTCTTGGGGAATGGGTATAAACCATGAATGCGACATACTTGCATTGACTCCGGCCGGATTTGCCCATGAAATTGAGGTAAAAATAAGCCGCGCTGATACCAAGCGTGATTTACAAAAGCCTCATGAACATGACGACAAAAAAATACGTTGCCTTTGGTTCGCTGGACCCGCGAGTATAGTTGAATCTCTGGTCGAATTCGCTCCGGAAAGGTCTGGAATAATTATTATTGATGAACCAAACGGATATTTTCAGTATGGAAGACCCCAAGTAATTCGCAAAGCTACTCCCATTAGAGGCGCCGAGAAGTTTACAGATAGCGAACGGATGGACCTTTGCCGGTTGGGAATGATGCGGTATTGGAGCCATTTTGAAGAGATGGAAACTAAAGAGCTTCGTGCATCCTCGGAGGCCCCCCATGATTAAGCGCCTTTCTCCATTTATCTGGGCAATCTGTTCATTCGTCGTGATCGCGCCGCTGGTCTACTTCTTGATTTCTGGGCTGATTGCCGGAATCATCGCGCTTTCTACCTGGACGACAAAACCCTTTGCGCTTCTCTGCCTGTTTTGGATACCCACGGACTCATCAATCCTCGCAGTCGCGCGCGGCCTTTTCTGGCTCGCGTCAATTGCGGCCGGAATAATCGCCGCCATAACCATGTTTAACGAACACAAGGAGGAACCCCATGCCTGAACTGAACCTCGCCGCCACGAGCCTTGTACTATCCGAAGTACTCGCTGAGCGTAAGCGTCAACATGCGCTTTGGGGGCAACAAGACCTACCGATCGGCAATACGCGCCATTATGCGATGCTCGAAAAAACCGCTAAGGAAATGTGCGAGCGTCATGAAAAATCCGGCGATCTAACCTTTTTCGATATCGTGAATGAAGAGTTTTGGGAGGCCTTTGCCTCCGACGATCTCATTACGGCCCGTGCTGAATTCGTCCACTTTATCGCCGCCGGAGTACAGGCCGTCGAACGCATCGACCGCGAAATGGCGCTTAAGAATAAAACTGAGGTGCTTCCGTGAAAAAACAGGATATCACCTTTATCGTAAATCAATTAGAAAAAAACGTTCGCGATACATTCGACGAGCCCGAATATCGCTTTGACGAGTCGATGCTCAAAATCTCCTTTGAGATATTCAAACGCTTCGCCCACCGTAACCGTAAACGTGTCGAGGCCAACAAATGAGCCTACGCGACTACCAGACCAGGCTCGTTGTCCAAGCGCGCGAAGCCTCCATATCGAAATTCAAGGTAAACAAGCTTCTCCCCGACGGTAACATCGAGAGCATTACGAAACCCGTCCACTCGGTCTTGCTCCAGCTCCCTACCGGCGGCGGAAAAACTCCCATCGTCGCGGAGATCACGCGCTCGGCTTTTTCGGGTCACCGCCGGGTATGGTTTGTAGCCCCTCGAAACGAGCTCGTCGGCCAGGCATCGGCACACTTTTCTAAGTGGAAAATCCCGCACGGAATCATCTCGGCCCGCTCTGAGGAGTCCCGCGCCTATCAGGTACACGTAGTTTCCAAGGATACGCTCTTGCGGCGTATGGATCGAATAAAAAACTGGCCCGATATCCTCATTTTTGACGAGTGCCATATCGCCATGGACGCCCAAATACGAATAATCACCGCGGGGAACGCCGCCCGCCTCTTCTTAGGTCTCCCCGTGATGCTCGTCCTAGGGATGACTGCGACCCCTGAACGCCAGGATGGCCGGGGTCTTTGGTCTGGCGCCGGCGGCCCTTACGATACGATCTGTTATGGCCCTTCTATCCCTTGGCTAACCTCGGGGAATTTCCTCTCTCCCCTGCGCTACTTTGCCCCGCCCATCGAAGGACTCGACAAGCTGCACCGCAAAGGTACGGAGGTCGACGAAAACGAGCTTGAGGCTTTGCTTGAAAAGCGCAAGGTTTACGGCGACGTGATCGGCTATTACGAGAAATTCGGGACGGTTAAGCATACGGGCATAAGTCTACCCGGTCAGCCGGTCGTAAACCTTAACCAAAGCTACGCCAAGGGCCGCCCTGCGCTTATCTTCTGTCGGTCCGTGAAATCGGCCTATGAGACCGCCGAACGCTTCTGTAAGGCCGGATTCTCGTTCCACTGTATCGAAGGCAATATGCCCGACCACGAGCGTAAGGCCCTTATCGACGGCCTGCGCGATGGAAAGATCGACGGCCTCACAAACTGCGATATAGCCACCTACGGCCTAGACATCCCCCGCATCGAGTATGGAGCCTCAATTCGCCCCACGGCGTCCAGGGCGCTCTATTTTCAGATGGTTGGGCGCATTCTCAGGCCATTCACCGGAAAGGCCGAGGCGCTCTTTTTCGACCACGCGAACCTCGTCCAAGAGCACCAGACCGTCGAGAACCCCGGCGTCCCACTTTTTTACCTGGAAGACATCGACTGGAACTTCTACGGGGTAGAAAAGCGGAAACGTAAGAAGCCACAGGCCGAGAACATGAAGCAATGCCCGCTCCTCGATTTTGAGTGGTGCGGGAAGCCATCTTGCGCTGGGTGTTCGCTTAAGGATCCAGAAGCCCCGGACCCGCGCCGCCTTGGCCTCGAGGTCGTGGACGCGAAGCTTGAGGAGCGAAAAGGCCCGATCCACATATCCGACCTCCAGCCAGAAGAAAAACGCGATATCCAAGACAGGATAGGTCGCGCAGCCGAAGCGGCATTCGCGGAAGATGGCCAGATACAGTCTGGCCCGGTAGCGGAACTGCTTAAGGTCGCCCATGAGCTCAACCGCTCGCCCATGTGGGTCTATCACTACCTAACGGACATCGAAAACAAGCGGCGGAACGAAGCCGGAAAAGGCCCGCGGCTAACGGTGAATTCTCCGCTCTTGCACGAGATCGCGCGTATCGAAGGATTTAAGCCTGAGTGGGCTTGGTATAGACAAAAGGAACTCCAGAAACGGAGAAAAGAGGAGGCAGTGGTTTGAAAGAGAATGATGCTGTAAGGGAAATTTTTAAGGAAAGCGGTTTTACTAAAAATGACATCTACGACAATAAGGAGCTTTTGAAATCCGAGATACAAAAAGCCTTGGATGTATGGGCCAAGTACGGTGGCTTAAAAATGACCATCGCAAAAAAAGAACGGGTTGCCTTCATCGGTGGGACAAGAGATATCGATTTTTTTGAAATACGCCTCGATGGGCCTTATTTCAAGGATCGACAATGCGTGACTTTTGAGCGCGACGGATTTGTCGGTTTTGCCGGATGGGCTAGCACGGAAAATACCGTCCCAATCTTAGATGGATTTTGCAAATGCCTCGAAATTATGAAATCGCGGGCTACTCCCGAATGATCTTAAAAATCCCGCCCATGGCCGTGAGGACTCGCTGGAAGATTGTCTGTTCCTTGCTCATGCGGACGCCTTTGGTCTTGAACTCTTCTCCAACAAAAACGGCGACGCGCGTGCCGACCATGTCCAGGGTGATTTCGATTTCGTCCCATCCGCAGAGATCCGGCCAGCCCTTCGGCGCACCGTGGAACACCCTGGGGTTCTTAATGACGATCATTTCGGGCGTCTGCTTAACTATGTCTCCAGCCCAGCCTTGCCCCGCGTTAATGCGGAAACGGCGCTGATTTTTTTCAAGGAGGTGTAAACGTGTTTGGATAAGCTCTCGCTCGGCTTCGGCCATACAAAATATTGGCGTTAGGCTTTCGCAAACGTCAATCGCTATCGGATTGACACCCGAATTCGTAGGGTACATAATTTTTCACAGGAGGAAATTATGCGAAAATATTGGTTTACTTTACTTGCCGCTCTTGCTCTCATCTTACTGGTAACCGGGTGCCCGAACACGAGCACGTCCGATGATACCAGCTCCACCGCCGCGCCTGCGGCTACTACCGACGCTACCGCTACGCCCGAGGCTACCGCTACCCCAGAAGCGACCGTCAGCCCCGGAGCTCCGGCAAAAATATCCGTATCCGGGGTTAAGGGCGTCTACCTCAAGACGACCTCAACCTCTACGGCGGCCGCCTCGAAGTTCTCCGTCCGCAGGTCAATTACTGGCTTCAAGGATGTTAGCTCGAGCACGACTACCGATCTTGGCGCGATAACCAGCGACGGAACCGCTACCACGGCAACCTTTACCGATGACTCAGGTAACTCCGTAACCGTCTCGATTTCCGAAGCCACTCAGCTTACGAGCCAGTACGTTCTTTTGGCCTACTCGTACAACTCAACGAGCGCTACGGCTATCCTGGATATGACGACCGGTTCGCTTACCGCGATTACGGTCATCCCGTCGAATTGGGCCAAGATTTTCGCGCGCGGAACTAAGGCCTGGTATATTTCTGGGACTACGTTCTATCGACTTGATTTGACCACGGGAACTGCGACGAAACTATCAGAAAGCGCTGAGGTGTACGAAGCGCACGGGACTGAAGCCGATTCGACCGACTCGGATGGAACCACGCCTTGGGGAACTGATACCTGGTGTTATTCCGATGCCGATGGAAATGCTTATGCGATTTGCGTCCCTAACTCTGCAAGCATCCGCGCTCAGGTTATTACCAGTGGAGGAATCGTTAAGAATTTCGGGCAGGCTTATCAGACGCTACAGTTTGCACAATTTGAGTCCGGAGGGTGTTTTCTAATAGATGAATCAACTTATAAAATATACGTAGTTCAGGGACATCCGATTATTGATAATAATCCATCATGGGGAGGGTACGGACAGGCAGAGACTGGCGGATATACGGTACAGATATTCCCGGTAAACTTAGACCCTGCCACTACAGCCGTCATATCCTACAAAACAGAAACTACTGCGGCTGCATATTGCGAAATGCCAGGTGCAACTTCGGCAAATCTTGGGAATTTTATCGGCTTCGGGAACTGGATGGAATCAGGAGTTATGTCTATCGGCGGATATTCTTTCGCCTATACTCCCACAGCGATTACTTGCTACGATACATCGAGTATCCCCACTTCTCACGTCGATCCATACGGAGAGACAACAACATCCGTTTATAACTGGAAATATTCGAGCGGGAATATTTATGCCGGGCCTACTTCTTCGAGTTCGACAATTTCCTTGGTTAAGTTCAATTCAACTACTGCGGCATATACGCTATTAACTGACTCAACCATATCCTCATGGAGCGTTGTCGGCGGTGTACTTTTTTACACCAACTCGAGCGGAACCTATAAGGCATCCGTAGATACGTCAACAGGATCCCTTGGATCGATAGAAACCTACAGCGGGACGATCGAAGCCGTTACCCAGTAACCTTAATCTTTTAATTCTTATCATTTAGCAAGGCGGCCTTAGCGGGTCGCCTTTTTTGTCTATAAGGCTAAAAATAGGGACATAGCGCATTTCAGGGTAAAACTATACGTCATTGACGTTAGCGGCTTTACAGTGGCCCAGGATAACAAAAAGGCCGGGGATTTCTCCCCGGCCAGAAGGCAGAAGCGACTTGTCCAAAGTCGCTTTTTTAAAATTGAGCTTACGGACTCAAACCGTCTGGATTTATCCGGCTTCTTAGCCCGCGGCCATTAGGCATCCAGGTAAACCTTACTAGCTCAGGCTCGTCCCGTACTTTGCGTTAATCGCAACAAGAGACGTTTTGTAGGCTTCCTGTGAGCTGGCAAGCGCCTTAGTAGCATCCTCACCGCTGATTAACGCCTCTTGATAGTCTTGGACGGTCGACTTTTTTACCGAAGACTGAGCGGCTAGTGCCTCTGCGAGCTTATCGGCATCGCTCAAGGAGGAAACACGATCGGCTTCAGCTTGAGTTGCTATTTCTAATTGCTCATCGGAAGTCAGGTTGGCGGTCAAAATACCACCGCTGGGTATTGGCACACCGAGCGTAGAGATGGTGGCGCTTTCCCATTTTTCGCTTTTTTTAATCCAGTACGATTTTCCGCGATAATCGGCGACTTCGCCACCCGCCAAAAGGAGTTGTCCGTTATCGGTAAGATTGTCGAACGCGGTTTTCATCGTCTCGTATTGAGCGTCGGTGATTTGGGATTCTCCGGATGGAAGTATATGGTAGACGGCGTTGGCCTCGAATAATTCTTTCCGCTTAGCCTCAAAAGCCTCTACCAGGGTCGGCATATCGACACCCAGAGCATCGGCTTGAGATAGGGCCGATTTTTGCTGAGCGGCGTAACTTTCGGCCTGGACGAGCAATCCAGACTTGGTGGCGTTTTCCGCTAGTTGCGCCATATTGGCCGCAATATCGACCTGCGCTTGGATTTTGGTCTTGAGCGCGTTAACCTGAGTCAGCTCATCGAGGGCTATCACTTTATCTTGGATAGCCGACCAAGTTGCAACACCATCAACGGTAGCCTCTCCAAATGCGGTCACGATTTCGTAGCCGTCGATATTTTGTGTGATTACAGTTTTCATCATACTCCTCCTAATACCTTATGCAAACTTGAGTGGCGAAACTTGCCGGGCGGTTCTCGTAATCAAGATTCGGAGTACCGTGAGTTCCATCTGTTATGGCCTCAACAGCCCTTGTCGCGGTCAATGATCGCCAATAAGAAGAATCAGAAGTACCGTCTGCCGATTGGTTTGGATAAATGAAGGTTGAAGCTCTTGAAGTATAATCTGCTTTTATACCGTGATAATGGCCTATCATGGCGTCTTGTATAAACTCAGCAGGTAACGTTCCTCCTGCATAGTAATGCGTTCCCCCAGCCACCATTAGCCTCGTACCATTTGTCCCTAAGGCACGAGGGAAAAGACCGCGCAGATCAGGCATCTTCATGTACGTCCCGCTGGTGCTTCTCGTACCATCGCTCGTGCACTTATAAAACGCGGGAGCCGTGGCATTGTAGGTATCACCCACGTAAACACCTGCGCATAAATCAGCATAGGACGCTATTAATATAATCGACCCGTTCAACGGTAATAGCCGCCTCAATGCCAGCTCCGTCGAGTTGAGCATGGAGAGGCACAGCTCGCCGGGGCCGCCGTAGATTCGCTGACCGGCCTTGAGCAGCTGGCTGGCGTTGTAGTCTTCTTGCACTCCGTTCGGCGTAAGATTGGCCGCGTACATGAGCGCCTTTTGCCAGCCCCAAATCTGATCAATAAAGTTCTTGTCGTAGGGCGTTCCGTCAACGGCGGACGCACCGGATGCGTTCTTGGCTGCGGTAGCCGGCCAGTCTCCCACGACCAGCGTACCGTAGTTAGTTTTCATATCTATCAAAACTGCCTCCTTCCGTCATCTCGACGGTAGTTTTTTCCTAAACTAGCTGAATTATCATGCCGGCCCACATTCCGAGCGGCTTTATTCTAAGTACGAGTCTATTTAACTCCTGCCGCCTCGCCGCGGGTATCTTAACCGCCTGGATTGAAGCTATACTCCCGTCTGAATTTCGTGAGACATAACCGCCTACAAAAAATACCAACGGCCAATAACCCGCCGGCGGCGAATCGTAATCATCAGAATAATCCGCGTACGAGTTATAGTGCCCCGCGCACTGCTGACCTGATAACGAGTCCGACCCGGTAAAAGCACGTGCGCAGACTATCCCTGCCTGGGGGTATACTGGCACGGCTGTATAGTTATCACCGTTTACCAGGTAGTAACCCGACCGAACGCCCGCGTAAGCCGCAGAATTCCCTGCGAAGGCATTAGATTTATCAGACGCGGCATGGGCGGTTGTTTGATAGCACGTCTTGACGATGATCGCAGGATCGATCGCGGGGCTTTCGTTTTGCGTTACGATGAGGCCGTATCCGCCATAACCAAAACCGGCACGATCCAAGGCGCTTTGAAGCTTCGTAAGCGTGGACAATCCCTTACGCTTATACCTAGCGATGGCCAGATTCGCGCGACGATCCGAGATGGTGAGGGCAGAGTTGGGGCTTATCCCGTACTCGCGCTCAAGATCAGGCAAGAGCTCTTCGTCTACTTTCCAAGGATCACGGACAGACTTTAACGCCTCGAGTTTATCGATATCAGCGTCGTAATTATCCGCGAGGCCATCGAGGAGGTTATCCATGCTTCCACCGGGCACGGGATTATAAATCGCACCACGGGGGAGATTTCCGTCAAGTATTCGACGAGCGTAAGGCTTACCCATCAGCTCACCCACGTAATTCCGCCGAGCTTCAACGTTTCGCCATCAGCGAGCGCGTAGACATCCAAGTACGTTCCAACCGATATGCCGAATTTCACTTCGGTCACCGTTGCCTGATAGTCATCAAGGACGTTCATTGTAACGCGCGCCAGATGCCCCCTGACGAGTTTATCTAGGCGGTCGAAATCAGGGTCAAGGCCTTGGACGAACGGGCGGAAGGTGATCATGTAGGCGGTAAGCGCCGTATTAACGGCAGCCATGGCCGCACTGGACGTCCCGAGGCGCACCGAAAGCCCAGCAATTTCAACGTAGATTGGTGTCCTTGCGATCGATTGGACGTAGAGTGTGTCCGAGGTCAGGCCGAGGATTTCGCGCGATTTCCCGGTGTCGGGGTCGGCTAAGATGGCAGCCTTTACGAGAGCAACGAGTGACCCGTCGGCTATTCCGTCGGCCTGATAAGCCTTCGTGGCCTCAACATATACCGTACGCATGCCTGGGTATGCGGTAATCGACGCGTTGTAGGGCTTCCCGGTAAACGGATAAACGCGTTTTACCCCTGCTACAGACTCGCCCCATTCGCGGATATCGCTTGAGTTACCTCCACCGCCGTCCGCACGTACTTTATCCAAAACACGCTGGCGGTACGTCTCGAGATCCTCTTTATCTACAGCCGTCGTGGTAATAGCCGTAACGGTGGCCGTCGATTCGGCGCCATCGATGGTTTCTTGCATCGTAAGCTCATCGCCTATCGCGAGATTGCCGGACGTCCCAGCTTCGGTGCAAATTAATGGTAAAGATACCGAGGTCCCGGAGGCTGTCACCTCTGCGGTCGTTTGGTACTGGAGTCCCTGGGGGCCATCGAAAATAGAGTTTATAGGTATGATCGTTCCGCTCTCGCAGGGTAACGTCGCGGCAAGAACGCATTGAGAGGCAGGGTTGCGCTCGCAGTCATATTCGATCCCGATATATTCGAGATCAAGCTCGGGCGCGGAAATGGCCAGATTCGCCTTGGCGCGATCGGCGGCGAACGCATAAAGTCCTTTTTCCGTCATGCCCTGCGATACGGCGAGCACCTTATTGTAGGCCTTATCAGCCGAGGGCGTAGTAGCCCCTAGGCGCGATTCAAGATTCGCGAGGTTCCGGGCGGTGAGTTCTGAGGTCGATGGTATGGTGTCAGGCATTCGTTATCCTCCTAGATGCCGGGAATTTTATCTGAGCCGCCCATAGCGCGCCTTCTCGCGTGAGTTTCAAAGCTCCGCCGGCGCCGATCGTAATCTCGGTATAGATTTGATTTCCGGTCGGGTTTATCGTTTTCGCAGTAACCGTCCCAAAGACCTTTGATTTGAGCGCGCGCTCGGCGGCGTTTTCGATATCGGTCAGCTTCGAGAGCGTGACGGCACCTTCGCAGGTCTTTTCATAATCCGATCCGACCTGCTCTTCGGCGCCAAGGAAAAGATTTCCAGCCCAGCCTTCACGGGTAAAAAGGGAGAGTTGGGCGCAATTCTCAAATCCCTGGTCCATAACCGGCTGGCCGCCTTGATACTCAAAATCCGCGCCGTTTTCCGTTAGCTTGATCTTAGGGTCGCCGGAATAACGATCGGTCATGATATCGTCCCCGATCCCGTGGCCGTCGTTGTCCCTGTTTGGGCCGCTGCCGTTCCGGTGGTTGATACTGCTATACCCTTGGCAACTGTGACAGATGCCGTCTTAATTTGCGCATCGATGGCCGCAGCGAGCTGATTTGCGAGCCACGTTTCATCTTTCGGAGTTCCCGAGGCCGCCGATTTCATCGTTTGAAAAATCGTAAGTAAGTTTGCAGCTAAGGCAGAATCAACTAGCGCCATCGAGTAACTCCTTTATCGTATTTTTGTAGGCCTCCAGGGACGCTTGCGCGGTCGGGTCGACGACCTGCGCTGCCGGGCTTCCTGCGGTCGTAATCGCCTTAATCTTGTCGATAAGGCCGGTAAAGACTGTGAGCAAATCAGTTGAGTCATTCGCCATGAAAAACTTGCCGTTTTTCTTAAGCTTGAGCCGGGCTTTTTTCGACCCGTCGCTTTGCGAGTAGAATTCCTTTTCTCCTGCGCTGGCCGCTGACTCGATAGAATCGTAAGTCGAGACTGCAAGAAGGATGCCTCCAAACTCAAGGCAAGCAATGATGGAACCCTTTACCGGAACCGTATCTTCTCCAACCTGTGGCATATACTGGACGGTACGGACGTCCTGAGAGTCGGCGAATTGAACCTGGAGAAGGAGGGCCTTAATCTTACCGTTTTTCACCGCTCCCAGCTTAGGGTTCTCGGTTACCGTGCCGATCATGCCCATGGTGCTTGGATCTCCCCTCCCGCCAAGGCAAACGGCGGGCAAATGCTCAAGACGGCTGAGCGTGCGGTCGGCTCATACTTATAATCGACGGCGCGAATGACAAACGGATAGAACTGGTCCAGCTCGAGGGTTTCGCTTTTTACCATGACAATACTATTCTTGCGGTAGAGCTCGCCCTTTGAGTTGTACCAATCAGAGACCGGGAATTGAATCGTCAAAGCGTCGGCCAGAGATTTCGAGCGCCGATGGATTGCGGCATTTGCCGCCGAGCCAGAATCTACGTCATCCAGCTTAAAGGTGATTTGACGATTTCCGGGGACGGCAGGGTCTTTAGCCGTTGCTACGATCGCGTCAGCCCCGCCAGATTGACCGAGCGCCTTATATGATCCAAAACGAGCGCGGCCATCAAATGACGCGCCGAATTCAACAGGGAAGGGTGATTTCCCTTCCTCAAACGACTCAATCGATTTACCAGACGTTTCAGCCCGGAGGAAAACGAGATTTTCGTCCTCATCATCGGTAATCAGAATTCCGCGCTGGGTTGCAAGCTTTTGGAAGAAATCGCCATAAGTATCGGTTGCATCGCCGCTAATCGTGTCAAACGTGGCCCCGGGGCTACAGGAGAACTTAAAACCATAGCCCAGATCGCCAATTATCTGGCTGGCTAACTGCTTCAGGGTTTTATTCTTGTATTCATAGGGGGGCTTCATCGTTGAATCTATGAGGTCAGCCGTTGAACAGAAAAACTCGAGGCTTTTGGTTCGGGAATCTACGGTGGCGTGAGGATCGACGCCGTAGAGCTTACCGCGCGCCATGCGCGTATTCCCTAAGTAGATTTCAGCCTTGGCGTATGAATAACGCTTCGTGGCCTTGTCTATATCTGCATCGAGACCAGGAGTCCACGGCATCTCAATCGTCCAGGCTGAAGCCATAAGATCTATGCCCGTGGAAAGCGTGCCCGTGTTAATCGGAAGCTCTTTCCCGCCGCAAATGACGGTCATCTCTCCAGGGTCTCTTCCGACCTGCGGATCAGCGGGGGCTAGGGCGTCGGTCTCAGGCGGAATCCAAAGCTTTTCGCCGGGATAAATCAGATCAGGGTTTTTCGATTTGAGCGTCGAGACATTGGCCTTATACAGCTTCGGCCACTGCGCCGCGTTACCGTATGCCCGCCGGGCAATGCGCGACAGGCAGTCTTGTTCGACAACGACGTACATTTTACCGGGGATAGGCATGCTAGACATAAACTGCTACCTCCCGGCCTTGGCCTAGATGTAAGACATCGCGCCCGTGGAGATTATTCGACCGGCAGAAAAGATCATAATAAAAATCGGCGGTTTCAGCGGTCGCCCCATATTCCGTGATCGCAACCTCGAGAGTAGTGCGAGGGCGGTCAAGGATGATCTTTTTTTCAATCTTTAGGTTGCAGATTACTGAGAGCAAATAGCTATTAACCGAGGCGCGTAGATTTGAAACCGCCTCAGAAACTCCGCTTGAAACTATATATTGCTCCTCAAGGTTGAAGCCAGCAGTGGCGGTGGAAATCGTGTCGCATATGGCGGTCACGGAATCAATGAAGGAACCAAAAGACTCGATAATTGAAACCGCTTCAACCCGGGTCTCTGGAAGCTGGGAGGCGATAACCTTCGCCATCGATACGATCATCCCGTTAAGGCAAAGCTCATGGGACATCGCGGCTGATTTAACCGCTTTGGAATTATCCGTTTTCATTACGGACATGGCGTCAATCAGTTTTAAGCCGATAGCGGCAAGTGAATTAACCTGGGCCGAAGTAGTCACGGTCTTACCCGAAAGGGAAATTACGCTAGAACTTGAGGTTAAAAGGGCCGTTATATCAGAATCCAGGCTCATGGATTTTGCGGCGCCAGCGAGCATCCCAGAAGCCATACCGGGGGCCTGAAGCAGGGAGGTAACCTCTCCGGCGATGGAGAGTAAATCCATTTCGGTGCTCGCGATCTCGGATTGAACCTGTCGAATTATAGCCTGAGCCTTGGCGGAAACCTGCGACATTGCCGATTTAACCGTGGCGATATTCGCCTTGATCGTATTGGAGAGAGACTGTAATTGAGTAAGCTCGCTGATAGGGGCCTCAGCGAACGCCTCGGCATTTGCCACCGCCGCGTCATCCGCTGCTGAAAACACGTCTGAAGCCGGAACCGGGGTTGAATCCTGAGCGGTTTCTTTCGGCTCGATCCATGAGGTGGTTATGACTGAAATATTACCCGATCCAATTGGATCAAATGGGCAAGAGAACGAAAGCGGCTGGAGCGTCAGCGATCCAAGGACCGGGTGGACAACAGTCCATGGTCCACGCTCAGAACTTAACGTCTGGGCGAACTTCCAGGCGTCCTTGTCGTTGTCGACGCCCTCAAAAAGAAGGGTCAACGGAAACGCGAGCCCTTTCATGCCCAGGTCTTGGGTAATCGTACCGTCAACCATGGGCGCGTCGTGCTGGCCGACCTTCTTCTCTCCGGAGACGGTATCCCCTCGCCATCCGGGGGTGAATTCCGTCCCTTTGGGTGAGATAAGCTTTATATAGCCGCGGACTCGATCTTGCCAGGTGCTCATGGAGCCTTCCCTTGCATTTCGGTTCGGATCTTCGCCGGGCCTTTAGACTTCGTCTCCGTCTTTGCACCAGCAGGAACGTTTTGGAATGTCATCGTTCCTTCAAACCGCGAATCTTGGCGGTCAATCTGAGCCTTATTGGGCGCCTGCCTGGGAGTCTGACGAACAGGGGTAGTCACCGTCGTCGTCACGTTTCTATTTATCCCAACATCGAGAGATGCCTGCATATCGTTGAGAGCTTTCGCCGCTGGAGCGAGGAATTTTCCAACGCCGGGAATCTTAGAAATAAGGCCAAGAAATTGAGATATTGGCTTAATTAACGCGCTAAGAAGAACCATCCCGATTGTCTTGATTCCACCGATGAAACCTTCGGCCTTAAATGATGCCTGAATAGCCTTAAAATGGCTTGTCAGCGCGATGATTGCATTAATAATCAAGCCAACGGGGCCCAATAGCCCTATTAGTAGTTCCTTGTTTTTTGACATCCATGCAGACACCTGCTTCCCATGGGTAACTAGAAGGACGATGAGGCCAATGAGGATAGCGACACCGATTATTATTACTCCGATTGGATTTGCCGCCATGACGAGGTTAAGCGCTTCTTGAACGGTACATGCGCCTGCGGTAACCGCCTGGTAGGCAAACATGATCGTATTAACCAGCCCGAATATTTTTCCGGCCGCCGCCGCCGCAAGCATCCCGTATTTGAGTAGATTGAACGCTATAACTGCGGCCATAATTGGAGGCCCGAAGTCCTTAACGAATCCGATTATCTTGGGAAGCGTGGCCATGGCCCACTGAAGGCCATTACCGATTCCCGTAGCGACTTCTTCAATGCGTTGGCTGATTAAGCCCTTATTAGCCTGGATCCATGCCGTGGCCTTTTCGACAATCCCCTGGAACGTAGGGATCAGTTTCTTGAGCGAATCATTAAGGGGCTCTCCGGCGGAAGCTTTGAATCGAGTAATCGAATCTTGCAGGTTTGACGTAATGCCACCCATAGTCTTTGATTGCTGATCCATCATCCCGGAGAAACCCTTCATTTTCATGATCTTCGGGAGCGCGGCAAGCATCTCGTCTGTGGTTGCCATTAAGGAGCCTTTTTTATCGACGCCCTTTCCGGTAGCCGCTACCCAGTCTTGGGTTGAAATCAGCAGGTCGCGGAATTGGTTTACCGCCTCGCCTTTTTGGCCAGTAGCAAGCTTCGCGTAGGCGCTCACTACCTGGTCGATCGGCTTACCAGCCGCCGCCGCCAGGTCTCCGAGGTCGGTCATATTTTGAGTTGAATATTTTCCTAGAGACTGGAGGCGATTCCCAAGATCAACCACCTGGTTTAGCTCGAAAGGAGTTATCGCGGCAAACTTGGACATTTCCTCGAAACGCGCGTTAGCCGCCGCCTGGCTTCCAAGCATTACGTTCAGAGTAGCCTTATACTTTTCGACTTCTCCGGCAGCAGCCGAGAATCCTTTTCCTAACTCAAGCACCTTTTGCGGGGCCGCCTGAATGGCGTTGGCCGCGAGATTTCCAAGCGTTACACCGCCCAAGACCTGCTTAAAAAGTGACGCTTCCTTTCCTGATCGCCTGAAGGCCGAATTCACCATGTCGGAAAAATGATTTGCGGCCTTTTCCCCGCGGGAAAAGAATTGCGTGAGTTGCTCTTTTACTGTGAAGTTTGTGCAAACCGCAAAATCCGGCATTATTCCTCTTTGGGCTTTTCAGCCTCGACCATTAATTCGTGCCAGCCGTTCCAATAGGCGAGCGTATGGAAATCAGTACGTCCAAGAACCTCTATCGATTGACCTCTCGAAAAAAGATTCCCGAGCATTTGATCCATGCGCTCTACACCATTAAAAAAATCAACCCCAGGCACTCGGCCACGGAAACGTCGACAGCGTTAAGGCTCTGGATTGCCTTCGCGCCAAGGCCAGACAATGAGCCGAGTAGGGCGTATTGCTTCTGGTAATTGGCGTTCTCGCCGAACCCGTCCATTACGGTCTTGGCTTCGCCCTTGAGTTCGTCGTATTCGATTTTGGTTTTACTCGCGGTGGTCTGAATGACTTTGAATGTTCCATCTTTCCGCGAGTTTTCGAGCTGACCGCGACGATAAGCCGCTTGGAGCTTATTGAGTGCAGACTCGACGGCCTTTTTCATCTTATCGTCTTCGATGTCATCGACATCGACGCGGTAAAAAGTCAAAAGATCAATGACCGCCTTCTCCGCGTTTTCTTCGGAAACCGGGAATTCATCCTCTTCGTGGGGGATGGCCCATTTGGACTTGGACATACTGCCTCCTCAAAATGCTGGGGCCTTACGGCCCCTATTACGTTATTACGTCTATTACGCTATGAACGGCGTCCAACCGTTCTTGGGGAATAGCTTCACTTCGACCTTTCCGGATGCCGTCTGGCTACCATCGAAATCGATAAATCCTTGGCCGCGATAGACCGAGCCGTCGCGAGTCTCGTAGGAGAGCTTCACGTCGTCAGTGGACGCGGCGACGGCCTTGAGTTTCTCGAGTTCGTCCGCGTTCACCTTGAGGCTGACGGATTCGACTCCCTCATCCTGCTTGGTCATCTTGCGGAGCGATCCGCCCGTGGTCTCCTCAGCCTCGTTTTTGTACGCGGGCTTGCCGTGTTTGAAATCGGCATCGGCGGCCACGCGGTAGGTGTAACCGTTAATCGTTACCGCTTTCGGGGTACCGACGATATCTTTTGCGCTCATGCCTTACCTCCTTACGCCGACACCACGGCGATGCTGGTGTCCACAAAGGACTCGGTGTCTATAATGTTTCCTACGCCTGAGAGGATGTAGGGCACCTGGGTCACGAAGCCGTCGCCTCCGGTGCGAACCGCCACGGCGCCCGACTTCTTCAGGGCCTCGATGGAATAATCCGGGGTGTAGATCCAAGCGTTTTTCGCGAACGACTGGATCAAAGCTAGTTCAGTGTCGATCACGTCGTTCAAGTCGCGGCACTTTGCGCGCGAGGCGGCCACGGTGACGTTCGCCTTATCTGAGACAATGGTAAACGCAGTCCAGTCGTCGCTCGAGTACGCCAGCCACTTGTTGTAGAGGATGTTCTGGAGCTTCGAGATGTTGGCCATCTCGCGGTAGGCGTTCGACGTCTGCGGGACGCTCGCGGGGTGGTAAAACGTGATCACGTTCTGAAGCTTTACTGAACCGCCTTCGACGATCGTCGGGGAAATACCGGCCTTAACGGCGGTATCGCGGTTGATATACTGCGAGGTCCAATCGTTCCCGGCCTGGCGAGCGACGTTCCCCGGGTCTACCCCAGATAGGATATACCCGACGTAGTTGGCCTCTGCCCGCTCGTTATTCGCGGCAGCCATCATGCCCATTGCCTCGGCGGCAATCTCGGACGGATGGGAGAGCGAGCCCGGGCGGGATACGATTCCGTTACAGCGATCGCTTAAACGACCGGCGCCGAGGGCAAGCAATGCCGTGAGCCCAGCGCTTCCGGGGGCGACGTCTCCGGTCAGCGAGCGGAAGGGGCGGTGTACGTTGCGGTCGTAAAGGCCCGTATACTCGTTTCCTTCGCCAACATAAGCGGAAAGAGCGTCGAGGACGGTGGTGTCCTGAACGTATCCGTGAACAATGTCGGTAAAGAAGTCCGCGTTGGCCGCAGAGCCTACGCCAAGGGCCGCCTGGAGATCGGCGGCAACCGTGGGGGCGCCGCTTCCACCGGTCATGGCCGTAATGGTAGCCGTGACACCCGATGGGAGAACTTGGCCGGCCGCCAGATCCTGGTTAATGGCGATGGAGATGTAATTTCCCCACACGCCCTTGGATTTTGAGGTAAAGGCTACCGTGCCGGACGTGTTTACGGCGGTAACCGGGCAAGCCGTATCGGCAGCCAAGACCGCGACGATCGCGTCGCCAATAGTGGAAGCCGAATCTCCCTTGGCCACAGCGACCTCATACAAGGTTCCGGCGATATAGAGGTAAATCACGCCCTTTAGCGCGCTCGTTACCGCGATGGCGATGGATCCTGCCGCCTGGGCCCCGGCGGACGGCTCAGTCTCGTACATAATGTAGACCGGCACCGAATAATTCGACCCTCGGAAAGCCGCGAGGGCGAGACGGTGGGCCATTCCGCCGAAACCTGACTCGTCTCCGACTTGCGCCGGGCTTAAGACCAGCTTGGGAATGTTTATGTTGACGTTGCTCGCTTTGGCGGAAAGCGGCGTGGCCATGATGAGAATTTTCCGGGCGACCAACTCGGCCCCCGGCTTAAAAACCTTATTCTTGACTCCCGCGCCAACGCCAGCGGCGAGGGAATTCGCGCTCATGCTCATTAATTACCTACCTTTACGCCTTGCTTGGCGCTATCGAGGTTCTCGCCGCTCGTGCCTGCGGTCGTTTCTATGATGTTGTCCACTCCAGTACCTTCCGCTCCCGTTTCTCCCGCAGGGTACTCAGGGGCTTCGGCGGTCATGGTTATGGACCCGGAAAGTAAAACGATGGCCCCTTTTTTAAGGGAGTCATTTTTTTGAATCTGCGTTACCCAGCGATTGGGTGAGTAACTAAGGCCTAACTGGTCATTTACTGGATCCATGATGATCGACCAGATGATTCCCACGATCTCATCCCACTTCGCGTCAACCGCACTCTCAGCATCGATCGAAGCCGACAGCACTGCGGCGATCTCTTCGGCCGTCGAGGTATCAGTGATCGCGGAAAGATCCATGCTCGCTGTAGCACCAACCAGGATGTCAATCGAGAAGGTCATCGCATGGCCGAATGGACCTTGATAGGATCCGTCTCCCTTATCGAATGCCCCTTGCTTGTAGTACGTCGTAACCTGCGGAATCGAGAGAACGGACTCAGCGTCATGTTGGCGAGCCTTATTGGTTCGCACGGCATAACGCGAGGCGGATTTTGATTCTAGTAACGCATCAAGCGCGTTCTTGATTGCGACGTATTCCATACTCACGATTGCGCCACCTTCGATAGATAAAGCCGCACGGTACCAAGGGAATCATCTCCTTCAACCGCGCGGCCCTTGTCTAGGTAAAAGACAACGCTCGGAACTTCGGAAAGGGTATTCGCCGGAAGCATGACGCACCACGTCTCACCACTCACCGGCACCCGCGAGAGCGAGGCGCGACGAATGGTGATTATGGGATCTTTAATTGACGTAAGCTCGCCGGTCTGGAGATTCGGCCGCACCGTGCCCCAAACGATCCGCGCCTTGAGAGGGTTGCCGTTTTTATCTTTCGAATATATTTGGCCATCGGGGCCGATGAGTGAGATCGGAAGCCCAAATTCACCCTCTAAGGTTGAGGCAAGATCGTTTGTTACCATGGCGCGGACGTTCGTCATGCCTGCGAACCTCCGCTCAAGGATGACGCGACCGTCGTTTTTTTACTCGCCGAGGAGATAGCGGCCGTCAGATCAGCCGAGGACATCGTCACCGCGTCCTCCTGCTTAATGCCGGCCGCCACGGCCTTAGCGACGAGATCGTTCCAGGGCTTAAAGGCTGACTTGGTCGCGTCCGGGAGGAGCGACTCGTCGACCGTATCACCTGCGTTAAACTGCTGACGCCCAGCGTGGAACGTCATTCCAGCGGGAACGATCATGCCAGTACCGCCGCGACGAGATAGGAATCGACCTCATGGGGGACGAGGATCGGGGCCGACTGCATCTCGATGATGCGGGACTCGGGGTTCTTCTCGGTCCACGAACGCGGGAACCGGGGGACGGAGTAGAAGGAGTCAAAGCTTTGGATCACGCCGTAGAGGCGGTCGAATCGGGCGTTCGCCGAGCCCATCCAGATTTTCTTGGCGGGGACCATGGCGACGTTGTCCGATCCGTCGTGGTACCACTCGTCGTAGGAGTAAACATCGACTCCCACGTCCTTGAGATAACCCCAATACGTGACTCCGTTCGGAAGCAAACTCGGATCGATCTGGCCACGATCTATGCGGATCGAGGAGAGAGGAGAGCCTGCGGTATCGGGGTCTAGTGCCTTGATGAAGGCGTCGGCCGCATCGGTGCCCATGATGAGGTGCGTCGGGGCGCGGCCGGAATCCTTGATGATAAGGCGTCTCCAGAGGCGGAGTTCCTTTAGCAGGTCGTTTTTTCCGATGCTCGCCCAGAGGGTATGGCCGGCGCCCGAGGCGAGGTTGTGAGTCGCGTCGAGTCCGAAGGAGATGGTCTCTCCGGATCGGGTGTTGATGTAGCCGTTGAACATGCCCTCAGCAGCCTGGATTTCCTCGCGCCGAGTAACCATGTCGTCGATCTCGACGAGGTCCATGTTGATGAGGCGCGCGGCCTGAGCCATGGGGCCGCCGGCCGAGTAGATATTCTCGGACGGGGCACGCTTCATACAATCCTCGGGGGTGAGGATCTTTTGCTCCTTGATGTAGGGAGCCTCGTAGGTCTTCGTGGTATATCCGTTCCGGTCAGAGACGTGGCCCTTGTCGCGGGGACTCACGTAGGCGGCCACGCGGCGCTTACCCTTAATGATGTCGATGTCCACCTTGGAGGTGTTAAAGTTGATGGTGTTCCGGTAGAAGGTGTCCCGGAGGAAGGTCCGGGCGGGGGGAATTTGTTCGAGAGCCTGAAGCATGACCCTCGTATCAAACATATCAATAGCCATTGGCTAACTCCTTCCGTCATCTCGACGGTAGTAGGTCTGGGCGCCTTCCCGGCGCTCAAAGAAAAATGGCCCAGGCTGTCATCTCGACATGAGGGCCATACGAAAACTAGGCGGCGAGCGTGTCCTTCAGGAAGATGCAAAGCTTGCGGAGCTTGTCCTTGATCGCGGCGGCGGTGTCGCCGGAATGAGCAAAGACCAAGGCGGCGGCGTTATAATCTCCGGTAAGGGCGACAACACCGGGCTGGGTAGCGGCGATGTTTGCGCGGTCATCGAGCAAAATCGCGCAGGGCTCCTCGGTGCCGTCGATTGCGGTAGAATCGTAAGCCGCGAGCTGACCGGAGCCGGCCGCAACCACGATGTCCCATCCGTCTCCCGCTACGTGCGCGGTGCCGGAATTCGCCAGGGTGAACTTTATCTTCTTGGCGAAGGTTCCAAGCGCGACCGCTGAGCCGATAACGATTCCATCGGGATCAGTCACGTAGAAGGCGGTGGCCCCGGTGAAGGCGACGTGGTAGGTGCCGGGCTTACAGCCAGCAAGGCGGGGCTCGGTGGCGTCGATGACGCAGGTACCAGCGCCAGTATTGGCGCCAGCGGTACCAGCACCGGCGGCGACCGCAGCGGCAACCGCGCCCTTGGTGATCTTGCCCATCACCTGGCCTCGGACGAGAGCGCCAGCACTGATTTTGATGGTGCCCTGCTCGGTATTCTGCGGGAAATTCCCCGCGATGAGGTTATCAGGGGTAAAGGTCTCGGACATTATTTAACCTCCTTGGGCTTACCGCCGCCAGCGATCAAGGACGCCATAGCGCTAATCTCAGCCGCCTCGTTCTTGGTGGGGGCCGCGGCGCCAGTCTCGCCCTGGGCCTCGGTCTCGGTCTTTGCCTGCTGGCTTTTCTGGGACTCGGCCACGGCGTCGACGGCCGCGACTGCGCCGAGTACGACGTCGACGCTATTCTCGCCCTTAAGGGCAAGCGCGACCTGTTTACGGATAGCGGCGTTCGAGGCATAAGCCCCGGACTCCACGATGGGAGCGAGGGATTTAAGCTTTCCGCGCTCCTCTTCCTTTGCGGCCTGGACCCGCTTATCGAATTCCGCTTTCGCGGCGGGTTCCTTGGCCAGGATCTCGTCTAAACTCATAGTTTCCTCCTGGATACTGACTCCCGCAAAAGCGGGTATAGATGCCTTAGATTCTTCTTCTTGCTTTTCGTTCTCGTTTTGATCGTCTTCTTTTTTTTCAACAGTGACGGGGAACGCTTTGACCTTAAGGCCGACGCCATCGATCATCCCAGCCTTGAGCGCCGAGGGCTTGGAAGTGTCGGGATCACTCGCGAGGAGTAAGCCGCCTTGTCCGAAATTCGCCTTCACGTCTTCGACCGAGACCTTACGACCTTCGGCCACCCTGGAAATAAAAACGCGCTCGGTGGCGTCGAGCTGCTCTTGGATGATGTCGCGGCCTTCGGGGGTGTCGAGCCCGGCGGCCTTTTTGGGCGCGTTAGACGAAACCATGGAAACCTTGACGGCGCCCATGGATTTATAAAATTCGGTGAGATCCCAGCCGGCACAGCGAACGCCGATGGATCCGATCAAATCGGTAGGGTCTCCGGCTAAAATTTTGTTGACGGGGCAGGCAAGCCAATAGCCAGCCGATGCCAGCATGCCGGTTACCTGCGCGGTGGTCGATTTTACCTTGCTCAGATCAGCGATCGCCTGGCGCGCGAGGTCAACGCCGTCGACGTTCCCGCCGGGGGTATCCATCGCAAAAATAACGTTTTTAACCCCATAGGCATCCTGGGCCTTTTTACAGGCGGCGATTATCGTCAAATAAGACGTCCCGCCGTAACCGGAAACAATGTCCCAATAATCGGGGCCCTCTTTAGAGAGCGGGCCGGTGATGGAGATTATCGCGGTGTCACCGTTTACCTGGAGGATCTGATCGACGGACTGATCGGAGCCAGGGCACGATAAATCGCGGCCACCATACGACTCCATATAGAGATCACGAGCGGCCTTTATTCCCTCGGGACGCGAGGTGTCGCGGAGTTTGGCTTCGAGGTAGGACTTAAAAAAATCAGAGTCGCCCGCGATCAAGCGGGTCTGAACACTGCTCATAACTCGAAGAAACCATTCCCGACCGCAAACGTCAAGCTCATACAACCTTTTTGAGTACAAATCGTAAAACGATATACCCAACTATGGCCGCAATTACAAAAAACAGAGCAATAGCGAGGCCCGCGATCCAGCCGTTACGACGAATGATCTTGACCTTATCTTTTTCAACGGTCGCGAGGGCTTTGTTTTTTTCATCGGTGACCACCGTGGCTTGGGCTTGCGCAGTCTCAAGCGTTTTAGTTTGCTCGGCCAATTTATTGGTAACGATTTTGGCAGATTCGGCGGCAGCCGTCGCGGTTTCAGCGAGCTTGACAGCTTGGGCCTTAACCTCGGGCGCCGCGGTGTCGAGGGTCTTGGCCAGCGTCTCTGCCTGAGTCTGGGTATCCTCGGCCTTATCCTGCGCGGTGGTCGCGTCCGCCACGATCTCAGTCTGCTGAGCCTGGGCCGTAGCGAGCGCGCTGACGCCGGACGTCAAACTGTGCGGCGTGGATAAACAGGACGTCAGGGCGAAGCACGTTAACAGGATAGTAAAGAATTTCTTCATGCGTTCCTCCATGCCCCATTCTCAAGCCAACCGTGATACTCAAGGGATCCACCGCGGCAAAGAATCGACGGTGAGACGGTTATCGTCCCGTCATCATTCTCGGTGACATGGTGGCAACTAAGATCGGCGAGTAGAGTAATAAGCCCATCATCGTCAACCGGTACGGGGCAGGCCGCATACCAGCCATGGCGCGGATCGAACCAATAATTGCCCGGCTGGACGTTGCGAAGGTTTTCGGCTTCTTGCCATGTAATTTTTCGACCTTGCATAACGATCTCCTATAGCCACCTCTCGGATTCGAACCGAGGACCCCGAGATTACAAATCACGT